GTATTAGTACATTAGTATCTGCTTACGCATTATGGACAATGATATTTAATCCCGGAAAGAATGTATTAATATTATCTACGGTTCAAAGTACATCTAAAGAAATCGTATCCAAAATTAGATTAGCTAATAACAATCTTCCAAGTTGGTTAAAAGTTCCCACCGTTGAGGATAATAGATTGTCATTAAAATTGAAAAATGAATCACGGGTATTAGCAGCATCATCAGCAGCAGATAGTTCTCGTGGTTTTAGTGCATATTTATTGGTAATGGACGAATGTGCGTTCATTGAAAATGCTGAAGAGGTATGGACCTCCGCACAACAAACAATGGCTACTGGTGGTAGAGCTATATTACTTTCTACTCCAAATGGCGTAGGTAATTTATTTCATAAAATGTGGGTAGATGCGGAAGCAAAACGAAATAGTTTCAATACAATTAATTTAAAATGGAGTTTACATCCTGAAAGAGATCAGTTATGGCGTGATAGACAGACGGCTGAATTAGGCATGAAGAGAGCCGCACAAGAGTGTGATTGTGAATTTTTATCATCTGGTAATACAGTTATAGAAATGAATTTAATTGAAGAATATAGAAAACTAACATCGGAACCCGTTGAGATCAGGGGTGGTGATAATGGTTTCTGGATATGGGAAAGACCTGATTATAGTAAAAATTATCTTATAAGTGCTGACGTAGCTCGTGGTGATGGTAATGATTATAGTGCCTTTCAAGTTATAGATCCTGAGTCATTAACGCAAGTAGCCGAGTATAAAGGATCTATAGGAACAAAAGAATTTGGGAATATGTTAGTAGCCGTTGCCACAGAATATAACAATGCCTTACTCATCGTCGAAAATGCATCATACGGATGGGCCGTTTTACAACAAATAATAGATAGAAACTATCAAAATTTATTCTATAGTAGTAATGATATGCAATACGTCGATGTTGAACAACATATGACTAATAGATTGAACACACAAGATAAAAAATTAATCCCCGGTTTTACCAATAGTACAAAAACACGTCCATTAACTATATCTAAAATGGATACGCTAATGCGTGAAAAAGGATTAATTATAAAATCTAATAGATTTTTAGATGAATTGAGTGTGTTTGTATGGAATAATGGTAAAGCGGAAGCAATGAGAAGCTATAATGATGATTTGATCATAAGCATGTGCATTGGATTGTGGACGAGAGATACTGCCCTACGATTAAGACAACAAACTATGGATATTAATAGAGTATTATTATCCGGCATAAAGAAAAATGAAAACATTAATCATAAATCCGCTACTCTCCAAAATGAAAAAGCAGCAAAATCATGGACATTTCAAACATCCGTAGTAGGAAATAAAAATGAGGGTTTAAACTGGTTATTATAACTATTTATTAATATATGGCATCACAGGAATTTCAAAATTTAAAACAGAGATCGTTATTTGCTAGACTTAAAAAGTTGTTTAGCACAGACGTAATTGTAAGAAATATCGGCGGTAAACAATTAAAAGTTGTAGATACCGACGAAGCAATGTATGCAACCGATAGAAATACATTGCGCGATAGATTTAATAGAGTAAGAACGTCAGCCTTCAATCAATATAGCAGAGACTTCTCACTTAGTTATCAAGCATCCAGAATTGAATTATTTAGAGATTACGATACAATGGACATGGATCCCATAATAGCTTCTGCATTAGATATTTACGCAGATGAGTGTTTGGATGGAGAAACCATTATTCCTCTTTTAAACGGAGATAAAGTAAAAATAAAAGATCTATATAATAGAAACGAAAAGAATTTTTGGGTATATTCTATAAATAACGAGGGGAATTTAAAACCAGAAATATGTGAACGAGTTGCTTATAACGGTAAAAAACGGATGTATAAAATAACCTTGGATGATAATACGGAGATTAAGTGTACGGCAAACCATCAATGGGTATTATCAAATAATGAGGTTATTTGCACAGATAAATTAAAATTTGGAGATAGTTTAAAAGTTATGCAAACAAAATTATCCGCAAATAAATTTATGAACGGATATGAAATGGTTCAAGATGTAGATGGTAAATCGAAATATACACATAGAATTGTATCAATTGAATTATTACAAGAAGAATACGATGCTTATGATTTAGTAAACGTTGGAAATACCACTCATATTTATGCTATAGAAACTAAAGACAATTCTAAATTATTTACTCATAACTGCATCACTAAAAACGAATTGGGGTCTATATTAACTATTCATTCTGAGAATGATAATATAAAACAGATTCTTGAAAATTTGTTTTATGATATTCTTAATATAGAATTTAATTTGTGGTCATGGACTCGTAATTTAGTTAAGTATGGGGATTTTTATTTAAAATTACATATATCTCCTGAATTTGGTATTTACATGGTGGAGCCGATGAGTGCTTATAATGTAACAAGAGTTGAGAATAGTAATTTAGATAATAAGGCATATGTTAAGTTTCAAGTTAATTTGCCTGAGGGAGGTAAGATTGAAAATATTGAGAACTATCAAATGGCGCATTTCAGAATGTTAAGCGATAGTAATTTTCTTCCGTATGGAAAGAGTATGATTGAAAATGGGAGACGTGTATGGAAGCAATTAAGTTTGATGGAAGACGCAATGTTAATTCATCGTGTAATGCGTGCTCCTGAGAAACGTATATTTAAGATTGATGTGGGTAATTTACCGCCCCAAGAAATTGATACCTATATGGAGAAATTGATGGCTAAAATGCAAAAGACTCCATATATTGATGAAAAAACGGGTGATTACAATTTAAAATTTAATCTTCAAAACATGGCAGAAGACTTTTATCTACCTGTTCGTGGCGGTGATAGTGGAACTAGTATAGAACCGCTTCAAGGTATGGAGTTTACAGGTATTGATGATATTGAATATCTTAGAAATAAGATGATGGCTGCATTAAAGATCCCCAAAGCATTTTTAACATATGAGGAAGATTTGAGTGGTAAAGCCACATTAGCCCAAGAAGATGTTAGATTTGCTAAAACAATATTAAGAGTTCAAAGAATATTAGTAAGTGAATTGAATAAAATGGCTATCGTTCATTTATATTCACAAGGATACAAAGATTCTGCATTGGTGGATTTTAAATTAGAACTTACAAATCCATCTGTTATATTTGAAACTGAGAAGATTAAATCATGGGGAGATAAAATCGGTGTAGCTAAGGATATGATGGAGCAAAAATTGTTTAGTAAACAATGGATTTATGATAAAATATTCCATATGTCTGAGGATGACATCGTTAAATTAACTAATGATATCATAGATGATAGTAAACAATCGTATAGATTTAAACAAATTGAAGAAGAAGGCAATGATCCTGCTAAACCTTTTAATAAAATTAAGCCAGAAGGCGATGAATCTGCTTCGGCTGGTGGCAGCGAGTCGGGAGGAGAGGAGCCTCCCGCTGAAGGAGAATCATCTGAAGCTCCTGAAGCTCCGGCGCCAGCGGAAACACCTGCCGCCCCTGGTCCTGTATCTGAGAAACTTAAAAGACCTTATGTGAGAGCGTCTCAGAAAGGCAAGAAGAAATCCTCGGATTATCCATTTGGTGAAGATAAAATAGGAAAATTAAGTTTCAGTACAAGAAATGATACGGATCCTATTCGTCATTCATATAAGAATACTGGACCATTAAATTTTGAATCTTTAAACAAGTATCTGACTAGTCTAGAAAGTGATAAAGCTGATTTATTGAATGAAAATGTCCATAAAACAGGGTCACGCAAGTCGTATTTGGACGAAAGTAACATACTATAAGTAAAATATAAATAAAAATATAACAAATATAACATTTTAATCAAAGTATTATATATTTATTAATTAAACGAATATGAGTAAACCTAAGCATTCCAAGTTTAGAAATACGGGGATATTATTTGAACTATTAACTAGACAAATTACGGCGGATATCCTTGCGAACAAAGATAAATCAGAAGCCAAGGATATATTATTTAAATATTTCTCCGAAAATAAAGAACTCGGAAAAGAATGGCAACTATATCACTTTCTTTTAAATGAGAAAGTTAAAAATGAATCTCAAGCAGATAAATATATTAATATTGTATTAAGTAAAAGGCTTCGGTTGAATGGCAAAAAATTATCTGAAGAAAAATACGAATTAATTAAAGAAATCAAAGACACTTATTCTATTGAAGATTTCTTAAAATCTAGTATTAAAAATTATAAAATTCACGCTTCTATATATAAATTATTTGAAGATACTACAAATAAAACAAATAAGTTTGATATCAATGAAGTGATTCAATCTCGGAATTGTATAACAGAGTATCTTTGTGAATGTAAAAAGAATATTAAGAAAACTGATGAGTCCTTGATTAATTTATATAAACAACAAAACGAAGATATTAGAATTCTAAGTTATAAGATTTTGTTGGATTCAATGAACGAGAAATATAAAAATTTAGATGATGACCAAAAAAATATTCTAAGAGAATACATCAATAACATTTCAAATACAAATGATTTAAATGAAATAGTTTTAGGAGAATTTATAAAACTTAAGAATAAATTAACGGAAGTTAAAGATAAAATTGATAATGATATCGTTAAAATCAAAATCAACGAAACGGTTAATCAATTAGACAAAGTTAAATTATCAAAAGGAGTAAAAGATAACCATATAATGGCAATTTTACTAGGGTATGAGTTACTAAAAGAAGTAAAAAATAAAATTGTATGAAAAAATCAAATAGAGAAAATGTAGGAGGAATGGCCAGATTCAAAGTCGGCAAAGATGGTGCTTTATATTCAACAAAAAATGGAAAGAGGTTGGTCACTGGAGAAATGAAATCCGTAATTAAAGATTTTATTAAGAAAACTTTAAAAGAATTGGGTGAGGAATCAATGGAAGAAGCCGCGATGGTAGAGTCAATCTGTCCCACATGTAATGGTTCTGGTGAGGGCCACGCAGATGGATCGACTTGTCAAGACTGCGGAGGTTCCGGTGATTCAAAAGAAAAGTGGAATAAGAATTCACGATATTCCGATGGCGAATACGATGACAGCGATAATTCTGGCATGGACGAAGCCAGTGTGTCCGGTGGAGTGTCTGGTCCTTCTACTCCATATGCGTTCGGTAAAGATCGCAGAGATATTGCTACTACTTCATTGCCTGGCCACAAAGTTGTAGGAAAGTCTCACGGTACTTTAGAAGAAGCCGATAATGACAAAACTCCAAAAATAGTTCCAGTTGGTCTAGAAACTAATCCCGATGTCGTAAAGGATCCTAAGCATAGAGGCGTTAATAAAAACGATTTATATATTTTAAATAGAAGAAAAGAAATTGCCGCAGCAAAAGAAGACGAAAAAGAAGTAGAACACTATGAAGTGCTTATCCGATTAGCTAAGAAAGCATTAAAATCTAAAAAAATATGATTAAATTAAAATCATTATTATGTGAGGCAGACGAACAGCAACCTGCTGCACAACCTCAACAAGCTGCCGCACAATCACCACAACCCACTCAACAAGATGTACAATCATCGGGACAGGATAGTTCCAATGAATATAGTCCGAGTTTTGATGTGACTGATTTTGAAAGAAAAATAGCTACATCAACAGAAACTGCTAAAAATAATCTTCAAGAAAAATTATTGTCAAAGTTAAATGGCAAAAAAGTAATGATTAGAGCATCTAAAGGTCAACCCGCGCAACCTAAAAAAGATATTACAATCAATGTTAGTGGAGTTAGTATAGATTATTATTATGATAAATATGTAGTTGTATTAAAAGACGAAAAAGAAAAAGAATACTTCCTAGACACTAGTATGAAAATTAAAATATTAGGAACAGCGGACGTTAAATCCAAATCAAATAAAACTATGTCATCTCCCGTAAAAACCACAGTGGCTCCCGTTGAAAAAACGCCTAATACAGCTACACAAGGAATTTAAATATATGAATAAAGCATTATTAGTAGATTGTATATCATTTGATATATCAAGAGATGTTATCAATGAAGCCGCTTCTAAAGGAGGCCCTTTCACCGTGAAAGGCGTTTTGCAACGTGCGAATGCAAAAAATCAAAATGGAAGAGTTTATCCTCGTCCTATTCTTGAAAGGGAAGCTGCCAAATATCAACAAAACTTTGTTAAAGAACGCAGAGCCTTGGGTGAATTAGATCATCCAGAAAGTCAAGTCGTAAACCTAGCTAATGTAAGTCATAATATCATTGAAATGCACTGGTCAGGAAATGATTTAATAGGAACTATAGAAGTATTAACTACTCCTAGTGGTAATATATTAAAAGAATTATTCAAATCAGGCATCAAATTAGGTATCAGTTCCCGTGGATTGGGAAGCGTTAAGAAAAATGTCAGAGAAAGTGCCGATGAAGTGCAAGATGACTTTGATTTGATTTGCTTCGATTTTGTTAGTAATCCGAGTGTTCAAGATGCGTTTTTGTATCCTGACGGTCAGAATCAATTACAAGAAGGAATTGTCCGAAATCCTATTACTAATAAGTGGGAGAAGACCGAGACTATTATTCGAGATTTGTTGACCAATTTAAATTAATATATATTAACGCAATATAATAAAATATATTGTGTTTTTATTTGCATTGATTTATAATTATAATCAAAATCAAAGGCAAATATATGAAAGATTGGATAACAAAAAATTTAATGACAATTGATGGTAAGTTGTGTTCTAAGAAATGTAAAAAATCTTGGTTTGAAAAAAATAATCATTTAAAAGAATATAATCTAATATTAGATTCTACTAGTTTTTTAAATATTACAAATTCTATTTTCACACAAAGACTCTGGCATTTGTATAACAACATATTAACAATCGTTAAATGTAAAAATCCAAATTGTAATAACACTACAAAATTTAAAACTTTCACGATTGGATATGCCGATACTTGTTGCTGCAAATGTGCTCAACGTAATCCAGATACTATAGCTAAGATAAAACAATCAAATCTAACTAAATATGGAACGGAATATGGTATACAATCATCAATTATAAAACAAAAATCTA